TGCTTGTAGGGCGTAATATCCTATTGCTGTGTTATCGTCTGCGGTTGTAACATTTTCTAAAGAGTCAAGTCCCATAGCGGTATTGTAATTACCTGTAGTAATACTTTGACCTGCATCTTTTCCGACTACAGTATTACCAGTTCCAGTTGTGTTTGCTTGTAAAGCCAAACCACCCACCGCCGTATTATTATCTGCTGTTGTATTAGCTGTTAATGCTCTATCACCTATAGCTACGTTAGAAGAACCAGTTGTATTTGTATCAAGAGCTCCATTACCCACGGCTGTGTTTAGACTGCCTGTTGTACTGGCTGCCATAGCTGCATTACCAATAGCAACATTACTTGTTCCAGTTGTAAGTGCAGCAAAAACGCTATCACCAAAACCTGTGTTGTTAGAAGCACTTGATAAAGTACCTGTACCAGCATCTTGACTAATTAAATAACTGTTCACAAAGTTAGTAGTATCAGCAAGAATACTTATGCCGTTAAGGGTACCACTTAAATCAAGATTACCATTCATATCAATAGTGGTTGCATTTAGTTCTAGTTCGGTATCAGATACTAAATCTAAAACTCCGTCTGCTGATTGATGTATATAAGTTCCAGAATCACCAAATTGTAATTGTCTAGTGCTGTTTAATAAAATGCCTGTATCTGCAACATGAGTCAGAGTAGTGTCTGTATCAGCACCAAAACCCAAGACTGACGCATCAGACGCAAGTGTTAAATCATCTTGTACTTTTAAATCTACTACGCTAAGACTAGCAAAAGCATCAACTACGGCTGCTCCACTTCCTGCTCCGTCTAACATAACAACTTTAGTATCTCCTGTTGGGATAGTAATAGTAGCTCCTGAGCCTTGTTTAATAATTATTGATTGAGAGCCTGAAGTAGCGTTTTCAATTATATGAACCCTTTTCATTGTGTTAGGTCCAATAGTAATAGTACATGCTGAATCAAGAGTACCTGTATATTTAATATACATAGCTCTTGCTGCATCTGCTGCTCCGTCTGCTACAGTAGAAGCGTGAGTATCTGCATTAGTTGTTATAGCTTCTGTGCCGTAACCTAAAGCATTACCAATAAGTTCTAAGTTTGTGTTTGTTGTTGTTCCCCAAGTACCACTAGCATCACCAGTAGCCATCTCGTTAAGTCTTAGGTCATTTACGTATGTACTTGCCATTTTATTCTCCTATTTGATTATACCATATTTTTTATGTAATTGTTAAGCAACTTTTTTCCAATCTGGTGTTTGTGTTTTATTAACATCACTGTAATTAGGTGTTTGACTATCAGGAACAAGACCCCAAACATTTACTCTTGCAGCAGTTCCTGTAGCAAAAACACTTTCAACAACTATTAAACTTTTAGCTACAACAACAACTGTTCCTAATGTTGTTGTTCCCGCAAACCCAGTTACAGCAAGTATATTATTAGTAATTAAACTTATACTTCCTAATGTACTTGTTGCTGCATTTCCTGTTACAGCTACTGTTGCTCCCGCAGTAACTGATTCGTCTCCTAATGTTCCTGCTGAGGCAGAACCAGATACACCTGTTACTGCAGCACCTGCTGTTATAGCATTACCTAGTGCAGACGTTCCTGCGTTGCCTGAAGCGGAAATGTTAGCTTCAGCAACAACGGTTTCACTACCTAACGCAGATGTTCCTGCGTTGCCTGTAGCAGATATATTAGCCGTACCAGTAACAGTTTCGCTACCAACTGCTGATGTTGCACTTAAACCCGTTACTACTACTAAAGCTTTTGCTATTACAGTTTCAGAACCTAATGCTGAAGTTCCTACGTTACCTGTTACAGCTGTAACGGAAGAAGCTAATACAACTATAGAGCCTAATCCTGAAGTTCCTGCAAATCCTGTTTGAGATATATTTGCATCACAAACAACTGTTTCGGAGCCTAAACTTGTTGTACCTGCGTTTCCTGTTGCACTAACAGTAACGCTGACTGAGACAGGCTGACCCCAAGGACCAGCACCCCATGTAGAACGACCCCATCCCGCCATTTATTAAGCTATTCTAATAATAGCATTTGAGGCATCTGCTGCAGGAAATTGAATAGTAAAATCACCGTTAGTTGATGTTTTATCTCCTCCAAATGCTAAAATAGCGACAGCAGGGTCACCTGAAGCACTATCGTTAAATATCATTGCTCCATTAGCAGTTATAGTAGCAGAACTAAAAGTTAAATCTGCAAAATCAGTTAATGCAGTAGTGCCAGAAGTAGTTGGCGTAACATTAGTTAACGCACCACCTTTAGCAGTATAGTTAGTTCCACTCACTTCGTTACTTGTTGTATATGCAGTTGTACTAGCACCTAATGATGCAGAACTTGTATATAAAGCAAGATTAAATGTATTACCGCTTGTAGCAGTAAAATTGTGTGTAGCTGTCATTAATTCTTTTTTAAATGAAGTACACATTGCTTGGGTTATTGCCATTACAGCCTCCTTATTATTTCAGCCATATCTTTATGACCTTGTTTTTCTAATAAACCTGCTACTGTTGCTCTATCACTAGAAATAGCCTGTTTCATATATAACAAAACAACTGCTTGTATATTTTGTTTAAATGCGTCTGCCTGTGCTTTTACCATAGGGTCCGCATTATCACTAACAGCAATTAGTCGCTCCATTATTCTGTCTGTCCAATATTCTGGACTTAAACCTTTATTGTTTGTAGTTTGAACAGTTACCTGTCCCATTGTTGTTTCTACGTCTACACTAAACATTTGTTGCTCCCTGAGCCATTATTTTTATTTGGTCATGCCTAGCTTCGTCTCTTACGTCTTTATACTCACCTAGTAACTTCAACATAGCTAATGCTTCTTGATATTTTTGTTCGTATAACATGATTGTATCTGGAGACGATTTCATAAACACAGCTCCCTCTACTAAAGAACCATACAACATAGCATTAGGTGCGTTATCAGATAACCAACTTTGATTATTATCCCCAACAGTAGTTAAAGAATTCGGTCTATAGTTGTAGTGTAACTCTACCGAATAGTTCGCATTAGGGGTAGGAGCCATAATAAAAGTATCATTATCGAATAAAGCATAGTAAAGGGGTTTGCCTGTTGTTGCTGCTGCTGGTGTGTAATCTCTAATCCAAGTAACGTGTTTAAGTTGTAAATAACTGTAATTACTATCACTATCTATTAAAGCCAAACTAAAGGGGGACAAAAAGTCTGTGGGTTTTGAAAGATAAGTGTTTCCTAAAGTTACTTGTCCTTCAACATTTTTACGAAAAACAGGTAACTGAACAGCTTTTAAAATACGTTCTTCGGTTGTTTGTATAAAAGTATCTAATGTATTTACGAACGTAGTTTCAGTATTATCTAAATAATTTTGTATCGCTGTTTTTAATCCACTATATGTAAATCCTGCCATTATCCTATACTCACTGTTACGTTTCCTAAATCACTAGTTGCTCCTAGTCCATCAAAAGCTGTTCCCACGGGGTCCGATTTAAAAGTCATACCACTTCCTGCGTTTGTAGTGATTATAACTCCTAATTGACTTTGGGGTAAAGGAACCTCTGGTCTAGGTTTCCATAAAACTTCAGCGTCTGCTGAAATATTAGGCGGGTCTAGTTGTGGATGTTTTGGTTCATAACACTCTTCGCAAGTTCTAAAATTTTCCCAATTACCTTTAGCTGATTTGTACGGATATCTAAAACCACAAGTATCGCAAATAAAATAAGCGTATTTACCTGAAGCGTATCCCATTAGATATACTCATGTTTAGGAACAATTCTTAAAGGAGAACGGTCTTCGTCGTATCTTATAGCATTCGCTAAATCTTGTTCATATTGTTGTTTTATTACAGGAAGTTTTTGCACGTTCTTTTTCAAACATAAATAATAAGCTAACCCAGAAACTAAACAAGGCATAAACCTAGTCGGTATATCTACGTCGTTTATTTGAGTAGAAGAATCTTCTATAGTCTTCCAAACATAGTAAACGAGTTTGTCCGTTGAGTTCTCGGGCGTTGGGTAAAGGTGAATAACAGGACTTTTTAATCTTTCTAACCAATATTCAGTTACTCTAGCTTTTGTTCCTTTATTAGGGATACTAATAAATTCATTACGGTCTATCCTGGACAAAGTAAAATCAGTAGTTACATTATTAACCGTTCTTTCGATATATGCGTCTAAAACATCTATGTCAAAAGAATTAATAGTGTATTCACTAGTTCCTTCAGTAAGCGTAAGTTCTACCTTAGAAACCTCCCACATTTGAATACCTCTGTTTGACCAATCGGCAAACATAATATTCATAGAACGTCTAGCTGTAACTGCGTCATAAGAAGTACGAGCTTCCAATCCTGCAAGCTCGTATGCTTCTTCTATTGCGGTCGCTACATCTAAATTAAATGCACGAGTTCCTGAGGTAGCCATATTAAGTGTAGTAAGCTACAAAAAAGTCGCAATTAGCTAATACGACATAGGCTCCTGTATTGAACTTAACTCCATCATTAGGTAAGTAATGGTCAAAAGATTCATTTGCTGCTGAACCAAATTTAAACTCTATTAAAAGTTTAGTTCCACTAGCACTAGTTCCATCATAGATTTTTATAGAACCGTCTGCAGCACTTGCTTGTGCTTGAACAGATTGAATTCTTATTGGACCTAAGTTGGTAGCAGTACCTGCACCAGTTCCTATGAACCCTTGTAGTTGCCCTGTAGCTGTTAAAGCTTTAGTTGCTTTTACATCGGATGAACTCATATTAAGCTCCTATTACGCGATTTGAGTATATTCAATAATAAATGTAAACGAACCTGCAGTTGTTGCGTCTACTGTATTAGTGATATTACAGTAAATAGTTCTTGCGGTATCTGTATATTGAACAGAAGCTGGAGCTGTTGTTCCATCTTGAGTTTGTAAAACTAAACTAGTTACAGTCACATTATGAGCAACAACAGTTGTACCGCCATCTAGTATTTCATCAGTCTGAGCTGCAACAATTTGTGCACCTGAAGAAGATGTACCTACTTCGTAACCAATATCACCTGTTCCAATAACAGGAGAAGTATCACAAAATATTTTTATATCAGTAATGATTGTGTTTGCTGGTTGTGTAAATTCACCTATAGTGGGTGAATCTCCTGCTGTAGTATTTACTGTTACACCAGTTGCAAAACCTACATGTTTTACATACTTATTAGTAACAATACCTGTAGATGCAATATTTACAACATCAGTTTCTGCACCTGTGCTACTATTAACTGATATTACTTTAAAACCATTCTCAGACCTGACTGGTCCGTTAAATGTCGAATTTGCCATAATTTCCTCCTACGGAAATAAGTTTTATCATCTCGGCTTGTCTGCTAGGGCAGTTGATAAAACAAATTAATAAATCCTAGTCTTATGATTGTATATCATTCATTCAAAAAAGAAAAGGGACCCGAAAGTCCCTTTAATTTTCACGTAAATGATTTACGCTCCAGGTGAACCAAAAATTCCTCTCCAGTCACTAAAACCAAAGCTGTAACGTTCTCTAGCTTTGTATCTTACATTACCAGTTTCGAAGTCGCCTTCCATACTAGTTGATACAGGAGTTCTAACGAAATGTTTTAATCCGTTAGGTACGTCAGTTTTGATAAAGAAAGCATCAGTATCTGTTAGATAATGATTTACAACATAACCGTCAGAAATCATTCCCATGTTTCTGATTGCATTGATGTCATTATCTGAAGTACCGACTCTTCCAGGACTATCCATAAGTCTATCTGCTACGAATTGTAACGCAGGCGGAATAATTAATTTTTTCGCCTGTGCATTAACTTTAAGGTTTCTTTCGTCTCTAAAGTCAGAGATATCAATTAACGCTTGTTCGAGAGAAGTCTCATTTAAGTCAGATGCAACAGTTAACTCATTTTTCAAGTCTACGTTAGCAACAGTAGGATGGTCTGTAGCACAAAGCTCTTTTCCATCACCACCAACAAATGAAGAACTAAACGCATTGTTTAATACGTTAGCTGCTTTTACTTGCTTAGTTGTTTGCATAGACCTTGCTAACGCTCTTGTGTATCTTGAAGAGAGAGTATCGTAGAGGTTATCTTCGATAGCTTCTTCTGTCAACGCAAATGCTAACGCTACAGTCTCGTGTGTATAACGCGAACTAAAAGATTCTTGAGCTGTATCATAAATGACCGCTGCTCCTTCTCCTTTAGTTGGTGCTTCACCAAACCCACTTAACATTACTTCTTCCTCAAACGCTCTTTCAGAACTTTCGGTATCGAAGATGTCTTCGTGTTCATTATTATATCTTTCATACTCTAATCCAAAGAGAGCATGAAGTCCAGGTACTAGTTCTTTGACTAGTTGGGCTCTATTAATTGCCATTATTTATTCTCCTTAGATTATACAGCAAACGTGTTAGTAGGGAATGTAAACAATCCTCTCGCATAAGCACCTATTGAGTTGCTTGGTTGCGAAGAAAATCCTACACATAACGCTACACCGCTTGATGTTGTTGCAGTCACACCTTCTTTTGACCTACCATTGACAGTGCTGCCAGCAGTAGTTGAGAGAGTGTATTTGTTACCGATAAAACTTACGGCAGGAGTTCCTGCTGTAAATTGAGCTTCGTAAACAATTCCAGGGTCATTGTAAACGAGAGCTTCTGCATCGGCACCACCTAGTGTCGCAGTGTCAGCAGTCCAAACTTTCGAGAAAGTTGGAGTACCGTCAGTTGCGGTAAAAAATACTCCGTAAAACACACCTACAGGTGTACCAGTCGCCGTACCTTGAATGACATATCCGCTAGATAAATTAACTACATCACCTGAAAAGATTGATGCGTTAGTTGCACTTGCGATTCTCATTTTAGCAGGACGAATAATACCACCGTACATATGATACGCGGGAGTAAAACCATCAGGTTTATTTGTATTAGCCATGATAATCTCCTTTGCTTATATACATAGTTATTATTAAGTTCCTTTATCGGTAGGTTTACTACCGAATG